CCTTCAGCTCGCCGCCCATGTCGAGCGCACGTCCAAAATCTGCTAGGCTGCCAGCAATGGCATTGCCAGCAAGGTTGAGCGCACCGAATCCAACAGCGAGCGCAGCACCTGCCTTGACCATTGATCCAAAACTTGCACCGACCGACTTCGATACTTTTTTAACGGTATCGTCGATCGTCTCTGTCGATTTGTTCACCTTCTTTACGGTTTCCGTAAAGCTCACATCTTTCGCAGAGAAACCGACTGTAATATTATTGCTCATCCTAGAAATTTGAATGCGTCTTCAATTAGGGTCAGCGAGTCAAACGATGGTGTATGGTTTGCATACGTCCGGTGGATGCCCTTGGAATACAGGTCGCAGTCGATGATCTGCAGTCCAGCGGATATAGGCAATTCTTCCATGATCTCGGTGTAGCCCCAACCGGTCACGCTAGCGATGTGCCAGACATAGCTCGCGATCCAGTTGGGTATGGCTAGTTTTTTGACGCAGGCGATTTAGGGCTTGGGTTGAGCGCCGTTGACGATGCAGCCAGATAGGTGTTCATCGAGTCGTTCATGATCTCGACATATTGATTTAGCCCGGTGTGATATGGCACATGCTTCTCGATCCAATCGTCCACCGCGTTGAGGAATTCCGCCTTGTTGTTGACCACCGAGCGGATCGTCTCCTTGTCCTCGCTGTGGAGGTAGACGAACGCGGCGGTCTTGGATGTCGGGTCGCCGAAGTCGTCATCGAAGACCTTGTTGCGCTGTAGCCATGACAGGCTTAGCCCGGTCATCGGGCGCAGGACAAACTTGCCCTTTTTCTTTTTGCCGTCGGTCATGCCGTCATGTCTCAATGCCTCGTCGTCTGTTAGTTCGGTCATATTTGTATTGGTTAGATTAGTTTGGAAATGGCAAGCTTGGCGGCATCGCTAGCATTTTCTGAGATCGCTACCTGCCGCCCGTTGACCTCGACGACCACCATCCTCGGCGTGGCTTTGATGTCGGTGATCAGCTCGTCACGGTTGGCGGCGTATGCTCGCAGGTAGTTGATGACGTTCTCAGGGTCTTTCTGGGCGAGTGCATCTGCCCCAGTCGTCATGCCTTTTAAAACAACCTCTGCGGATAGCCCTGCTGCGTTGGTCGGCTCAAACCAGTAAGTGGTCGAGTCCTTGCCATCGCGCCTCACCATGCAGGTGAATGCCACCTTTTTGAATCCTAGCGTCAGCAGTGCCGTCGCGGTCTTGAGGTTGGAGGTATAAAATAATTTCTGTGGAGTCATGTTTGTTTGCCCTCAATTTTATGCCGGAGGGCGAACGGCAAGTTTAGATTAAGCCGTGGTCATGGTCGATGCGTATTGCGTTGCACTGATCGAGACTTTTTTGAACTCGCCTTGGCTGCTCGACTCGTTGACGGTATCGACGATGATCGTGCCGCCGCTGAGTCCGCCGGTGTTGGTGACGTTGGAAAGCGTCAACAATGCAGCCACATCGTAATCAACCGCGCCATTGATAAAACCTTCGAGCGAGATTGCTGCTGTTAGTCCGCTGTATGCCACGGCAACAACATCATTAAGAGCATCACGCACCTCAGTTTTGACCGATGTCACGTTGCGGGAGAAACTGGTGAGAATTAAATTTGTCTCGTTTACGATACCGTATTCGAGATCAGATGCTGCGGTGCTTTTATAGACGGTGGCTGCCATAAGTTTAAAGAGTTCAAATTTGTTGGCGATGTCAAATCACGGCGGGTCGATCTGCGGCTGCACGTCGAATCTGGTGCAGAGAGTTTCAATGCTGAAAGAAACTTCCAGCACGCTTTCGTCCCACTCTTGGGTGCTGCCAGAGTACGTCCACGAGTAGACTTTGACTAGGTCACTGGTCGTGGCTTTCATAAAGCTCACATCGGTCAGGATCGTTTCGATCTGGTCGATCCATGCATCGATGTCCTCGTCGTCCCCGGCATGGACGCGCAGCGTGGCTGTCAGCTCGATACGCTCGACGTTCTGCAGTGCCTCGCTGTGCGCTGTGGCGGCAGTCACATCCACCGCAATCAGCGGCAGTGCTAGCTCGCCGCGCTGTTTTGCATCGACGACGACGATCGATTCATCAGGCTTGCTTGCTTCCAGCACGGCGATGAGCGAAAGTTTGATTCGTTGAGAGGTAGTCATTTGAGTTTCTGATTGGCTTTTTCAATCGTTTTCGCAGTAGTGATCGTCATCCATTTCATACCGTTCTTCATGCCGTCGGCAGCAGCTTTTGCCACGTCCTCGGTAGATTGGATTTTTTTGATGTAGGTCACTTCGTTGGAAATCTTGACAGCAGTCTGGATGCTTTTCCCTGATACCGTGTGATTGCCTTTTGCACCGTTAATATGGCGATTGATGGTTGCATCAAGTCCGCTCATTTTTGGCTTGCCAAGGTCATTTGAAATCTTAACCCATGCGGCTTTTGCGCGACCTACCTTTTGCATGGCGATCTTTTTGTAGGTGTCTCGCTCTGATGCTGGGATCAGATCAAGCCACGGCTTGCCCTTCTCTTTTTTAAATAATTGTTTCGGAACTTTGCCGTTTTTTCGAGCTGCAAGGTGGGCGGCCTTCATGTTGTTGGTGGCTGGAAATGCTCCGAGGTTTGTCCCAAACCATGCCCGATCAACTTGCGCTGCTACGCTCTTTTCAAACTTTGCTAGCCTGCCTCCTTTTAATCCATAGGGCTGAACGCTAGATGCTAGGCTCCGGCATGCTGACTTGGCAATCCTCTTCATGCCCTCCTCGGCAGTCTTACCAGTGGCTGCCTCAAACTCAGCTAGAGTGCGCTCGAAATGAGCGATGATCGCTTTGTTTGTCTGTATCTTCATCTCCACGCAATAGGCGTGAAGTCAAAATCACCTTGAATCACCGGCGCTCGCCAGCGTAAACGTGATCGCCACGTTGCCGACTGCCACCTCTGCCACGCGGAATGCATCGCCGTCGATGGTGCAGCGTTTCTGGAGGAGCGTGATCGGATTAATCACTGCCCCCGGCTGTGCCACTACGGTAGCCTGCAGGTCGCTTTCTAGCCCACCAAGTGCGCCCTCGTAGCTTTTCCGCGCATCGTTAAAGACGACCGCGAACGTCTGACCGGCGCAGACCATCGTGCGTGTGCCGATCATGTCGTCAGTCTCGGTGTGTCCGCCGTTCAAAAAGTCATCGATGCCGCTCATACTACGGGGCGGGTGTCAATCGAACAGGTCGATGCACTGAACGCTGCGCGTCAGTGATCTTGGTTCGTGATTGCCATGAGATGCTTCCCAAGATTTCTGGTGTCTTCAGCATTCAGAATAATTTCATTGCCTTCCATTGACATTAGAATCACCCCTCCGTCATGCTGCTCTAATGAATAACAAGAAGAAAGCGAACAAGACGAGACACAGCAACCGCCGTGAAGCACCTCAGTTGCGGCACTTTCGCTTTCCAACGGCGGCGGTGCATGCTCTTTGACGTTCGGCTCCGGCGCGGCGGTGGTCGATGCGTCGTGCTTATAAAAATGTAAAACTTCTGGGATGTGTACCGTCGTCTCTGCCATCTTTCTGGCTTGCTGACACCAGATTAAATCCTCGCCGTAGTTTGTCTCACCGAACTGGCAGTGTGCCACGCGGCTCCGTCGCCATGCGTTGACGTGCCATGCGTCGCGTTTGGTGATGCCTCCCGGTTGGTAAGCGTGGTCGCCTTGCCTGAGTTGGAAATTTACCATGCTGTGCTGGCCGTTGTAGGTCGCACCCTGTAAGAACGTGATCACGTCCGGTGAATGGCGAGAAGCTGCCTTTAGCAACTCCTCAACGTAGGTGTCGGCCACGTCGTCATCATCATCGACGAACGCGATGTATTGCCCACGGGACATGTCGAGCAATGCCTGCCGCTTTGCACCGATCGATCGCTTGCGATTATCACTTAGGATTAGATGCTCGACGGCATGATTCCCGATCTGCTCCTCGATGCTCGCCTGCAGCGATTTGAGTTGCTTCTCGCGTCCGGGTATCGTCGGTGTCAGTATAGATAGGATCATGTGTTTTTTTTCTAAAGATTGCGTCGTAGTTGTTCCAGTAGGTTTTTTTATTTACTGGTCTCGGAGTGTCACCTTTGCCTGCGCTCATACCTTTCTCATCCACACCCTCCCGATTTGTGCGACCTCGTAACCGTTCGCCGCCGCGTGTTCATCGACCGCTCGCTTAACCTCGTGCCACGGGTAGTCGTGGCCCGAGAAAATCCCATTAGGTTTGATCTTTGGAAACCATGCTGCAAGGTCTTTGACTACAGAATCGTAATCGTGCGCTGCATCGATGTAGATGACATCGATCGTGCCGTCCTCAAACAAGTCTGCGGATTCTGCCGAGTCGCCCTCGATGACTTCGATCATTTGCCGGACTCCAGCGTCTGTCGTGTTGCGCTCGAAAACCTCGCGGATGCTGCCACCATGTTGCTCGATTGTTGCAGTGTGCGCCGGTTGGTTTTGCTCGCCCTTGAACGTATCCACGCAATAGACGGTCGCGGTCTTTTCAGCGTCTTGAAGTGCTTGGCAGAAAACCGAGATTGACTGACCCATCCACGATCCGATTTCGACAAACAATTCACCATCAGGAATCGCGTTGGCGATTGATCGATAAAACTCCGCGTAGTCGCACCAGCCTCCAATATCTGCTGGAACCTTCACGCCTGCCTTGATTCTCTCGAACGTCTTGCTGCCTCGGTCGTAGTTCTGAGTTGAATTACTGCGAGCGTAGGTTTCATCCATCTCGGATTTACCGAATGCCGGGTGCAAATGCTCGATCACAATGTTCTTGGCATCGATGACAACGTTGTCAGCATAGGCGCGGTCGGTGAAATGGTTGTCCGAAAACACGCTGAAAAACTCGGGATGAAACAGGTAGCCCTGCTGCTTGTACCGAGCGCGGGTCAGGATCGCCATGCACAGCAGGTTGTCGGTGCGGTGGCCGTCTGATACTGCCAGAACCGCAGGCTTCGATGTGTCGCCGATCGCGTCGATGATCAGCTTGTCCCAGTGCATCGGTGGCTCCCAGTCGTCGCTGAGTTGGATCAGGATCTCGCCCTTAGAAAACCACGCAGCCTCGTTCCATGCCGCGACTGGGCCGCGCAGGTAGTTCATCGCGTGCCGGCACGTCACGAACGGCCCGATCGTCTCGTCATCTTCATCGAGCGCAAAGATATGCTCGATCGCGTCGGGATCTGCCGCTCGGTCGAGCCATGTTGCCCTCGCCTTGTATGCCATCGCTGGGCGACCGCGGGTGGCATGCAGCAGGCTGATCTTTGCACCGTGCCGAGCAAAATGGTTTGCCTCGATCGCGTTCGCCTCCTCGTGCCGGTCATTGGCTCGCAGGCACATGCCGCGCACCTGCACGCCCTGCCACCCGTAGAATTTCTTACGGCTGTTCCACCACCAGGAGGATGGCTTCTGCAGGCTGGTCATGACTTCCGACCAGCCGAGAGCGAGCGGAAACTGATTGGCTTTGAGTGCCTCCATGGCTAGCTCAGCATAGGCTTCGCGACGTGCTGGATCGACCGCGATCGCTTGAAGGTATAACTGCGAGCGGGTCGCTGCGTCGGGTGACATTTGCCCCATGATCAAGAACGCCTCGTACCGCTCCGGCTGCCCTGCGTCGGGAGCCATGCACAGCCTTGCGGCGGTTGCTGTTGCCTCCTCGATCTGACCGAGCGCACGCTCCGATTGCATCGTGTAAAATAGCTGGCTGCTGGTCAGCTCATCATCGGAGATCGAGCGCAGGATCCGCAGGTTGCGCTCGTCGCTGGATGCCGCTCGCTTGCCGTGCGGGAGATGCAAAATCTGCACCTTGTCGAACCGCGCCATCGGCACGTCTGGAGCAAACTTAAGACTCTCATGAATCGGGTTGATCCATCGTGCCGCTCCGCGCCGCCAGATGCGCTCACGGTGCAGCGTTATCCCGTCGTCGGGTATTGCGTATGGCATCAGCACGCCTTGGATGTCGTCGCCGAGCTGTGGCAGCATCTGGCGTATGGTCGCGCAGTCCTCCGGCGTGATCACGTCGTCGGTGTCGGCCCACATGATCCAGTCGCCGGTGGCAAGATCGAGCGCCGCGTTGCGAGCTGCACCGAAGTCATCGACGTGCGGCCAAGTGTTTCGTGGGTCGTCTGAAATTGATCCACGCGCTGGGTGTCCATTGTTCCAATATGCACCGATGATGCAGCCTCGAGCCACGGCGATGTCCATTGTTCCGTCTGGCACTTGATTGCCGCATGCCCGCACTAGGATGATCTCGTCGGCGATGGGCTGGAAGTGATCGAGAAAGCGGTTGATGTAATTCTCGGCGTTGCCGACGATCACACAGAGAGACAATTTGTTTTTCATATTTGTGCTGGTATTGAAACAGCATTTGTGGTGCTGGCAAGGCAAAATAAAACCGCCAGCCCCTTTCGAGACTGGCGGCGAATGACTACAACCCAGAAAAATTAGGGAATGGTGACGATTGCAAGACCGAGAGTCAGTGCAGGCGTGAAGCCGAACAAGCACTCGAAGTTGGCAAAATGCTTACCAGTCGCGGTGTTATAGTGGCGACGATAGCCCATTGTGATGCCGTTCGATGCGGTCACTTGCTCTGCAGCGAGATACTCACCAGCAGCGAGTGGCTCAAGGTAGCGCATCGCGATTGCGATCGAGTCAGGATGAGCAACAAATCCGCCGAGCTTGGTCATCGCGTTAGCTGGGATGACGTTGCTTTCGTAGATCGACATTCCAAGCAGACGAGGGATTTGACCGTCGCGAACTGCCTCTGCACCACCGTAGTTGAGTGCTTGAGCAACTCCGTTGGATGTGAGCAGTCCGGTGTAGATCTCGCTGTCAGCAATGAAGCTAAGGCGGTCGGTCGGCACGTTGCGCTGAGCTAGTACTTTGCGGAGCGCACCCATCTGGGCGATGGTGTAATTTGCACCGGCAGTGGTCAGGATCGCTGCACCGAAATTGGCAACAGTGATCGCAGACCAGATGTCGGTAAGCACGATGCGAGCGAGTGACTCACCGGCTTGGATCGCTAGGTTGTCCATGACGGCTGCACTGCTGTTGGCAACCTGCACGTCGGTCAGGTCGATCGATGCGATCCGGTGCTGGTTGATCGATACAGTTGCGAATGTGATCGCACCGCCACCAGTCTCATAGGATTGGTTGAAAGTGGTCGCTGTGATACCGCTGATGAGCGGCACGAGGATAGCATCCCCTTTGCGACGAGCGTCGCCGCTGAAGTCGCGGGTGAATGCGTTGAGTGGTGAGAGCTTCGAGACGAACGCTTGAAGAGCGATCTGTGTGAAGATTTTGTCGTTTAAAGCAATGGATGCCATGATGTTATATTAGTTGAAATTTCAAATTGGTTAGACTGCGTAGCGGTTTTTGTCGGAGAGGATTTCGGCTTTGTGTAGGGCGAAATATTCGGCTGCCTCGAGCGGATTCATCGATGCCATAGCCTTGAGGTGACTGACTGGTGCTTCACCGTTGTCCCCGGCTAGCGCGACAGGAGCTGGATGACCGGTGCTGGCGAGCAACTCGGCTGCGCGAACGTTGACCTTGTCATCGGTGACTTCGGTTTGCTCTTCGAGCTTCTCGACCTTAGTCTCAAGTTCTTTGACTTTCTCGATCGTTTCGACTGCTGTCTCTTGCTCGGTAGCAAGCTCGGCACGAAGCTGGGCGATGACCTCGGCGTGACCGCTGAGTTCAGCGATCTGTGCTTGGGCGGCGGTCAGGTCAGCACGAAGCGTGTCGTTCTCGGCGATGGCCGCTTCGATCTTTACGGCTTCGTCGTTGCCCGGGAATAGTTTTGAGAGGATGCTCATGCTTTTTGGTGCGGTGTCAAATTCTGCGACTTCTTTGCCGTCCTTCAGCACGACATCGACAAATCCATTTGCCTTTGCTTCGTCTGCGGTCATCCAAGTTTCTGCCATCATCATTTTGCGGATGTCGTCCTCGTCCATGCCAGATCTCTCAGCGTAGATGCCAGCGATCTCGGCGCTGATGCTTTCGAGCAAATGAGCCTGTTGCATGAGTGCGCGAGCATCACCGGCGGCGATTGTGCTAGCTTCGTGGATCATGACGCGGCTGCCTGCTGTCATCCGGCGCTTGTCACCTGCCATCAAAATCACGCTGCCCATGCTGGCTGCCAGTCCGTTGACAGTCGCTGTGATTTCAACGCCGCGTGCCGACATTTCTCGAAGCGCGTTAAAAATCCGCTGACCTTCAAAAACTGATCCGCCTGGTGTGTTGATCTCGATCTCGATGCCATCGATCGCGTCGTCTGCTTTGCAAACGATCTCGCCGATGCACATCTGCGCTGCGACGGCTCTGCTGCCATAAAGTTTGTCGAGTTTATCGATGAGGTCGTCGGCGGAATCTTTGGTCACGCCGCTGTTGAGTTTGACCTTGCCAAGTCGGTTGTTGATTTCGATCTGCATAAAGTTGTTTTCCGTGTCAAGTTCTGACTGCCTTGCCCTCGCCCATGATGCACCGGGATCGCCTCCCCAGAGCGCCCACGCGATCCGACCGGCGGACGGGTAGCCGTCCTCGCCGGGTGAAAATCCCTGACCTTGTTTGTCCACCTCGTGCCGTGCAAAGTAGCTGACCATCCGACCGATAGTGTCGGGCGACAGGTTAGTGCGGTTGCTGATGTCGCGTGCGCGTGCCACGCCCACCGCGGTTCCTCCGCGGTTGAATTCTGCTCGCCACTCCAGCCCGAGTTTTGCCTCGGCGGCCATCGCCTCAGTTGGTTTGAGATTGATCGCCACTGGGTGCCATTTCGTTTGGGGTCAGCATCGACATTTCGCGGTCGTCGATGTCCACGCCGTAAAGTAGCTCTGCGTTGCGAGCTGCAAGTTTCCGCAAAGCAACCTCCTGCGCTCGCTCGGTGTAATGCGCCTCAAGCGTCTTGCCGCGCATGCTGACAATGTCACGCATGTTCGCAGCGCCCATTTTCCACAGCGCCTCCAGTTCCTTTGTGATCCGACCGTCGTCGATCGTCAGCTTCGGTGGTGTGCTAAACTCCCACTGATACCAGTCGGGCGACTGCGGTAGGTCGCCGCGTTTCATTGCCTTGGCGATTGCATAGCCGCACAGGCGCTTCGCCGCATAAAATAGTAGGTCTTGCCGATCCTCGACCGAGCGTTGCGCCATGGCAATCTCAGTGCGTTGAGCTGTGCCGCCCCCGGCTGCGTGTCCTTCGTACAGTGCCATCGGCCAGTTGAGACCAGCAAACGCACCTTTGAGCAGGCGGTTGTGGAAATCTAGGAATGGGTTTCCGGGTCGGTTGTTGACGAGCGTTTCGATTTTGCCGCCGCTGTTGCTGCGGAAATAGCGCACCGTTCCGCCGTCGAGTGACTCGACTGTCATGCCCTTCGATGTTGCTGTGTCGCCGATCAGTGCGTTGTATGGGTCGTCGAGGTCTGGGCCGCCCGTGTCGTTGTACTCAACGAGCGAGATGCTGCTCATTTGTAGCATCGCCAAGCGCTCCCACTCGGTCGATTGGATCATGTCCCTGCAGTCGTTGATGCAGTGGGTCAGCGCGGTCAGTCCGCGTGATTGGTATTGATACTCTGGATCAAACAGATGGATGACATTCTGCGCAGGCAGCCATTGATCTAGCTCGCCTTTTTTATCACAGAACGCATATTCTTTTGCCTCGCCGCTTGGAAAGTAGGTGATGCCGTCCTGCAGCATTGCACCGCGATACATCTGCCCGTCGGTAAATCCACGCGGGGTCGCGATCCGGTGCGACGGTATGCCTTGGTACTGCGGAAAGCCAGTGGCTGTCTCGGTCAGCAGAATAAAAATTTCGCCGTCGACATCGATGCTGGTCGAGAATCCGAACAGGTTGGTCTTGAGGTCGTGCATGCCACCGCGCCCGTCACCGATCGGATAGAAGCTGTCGATCAGAAACTTTGTGGCAGCCATACCGAACGCCTCGTCGCCGCCAGTATAGATCGGGACGAACGCTCGCCCGACGGTATACATGCCTCTCTGGTTGATCGCGTTTTTGATCGGCCCGAAATTTAAATAGATCCGCCGTGCGTGACTCTGCAAGGTCACGCGATCCATCGCCGGCACTAGGTCGCTGATGTCCTTTTTCTCGACCGGCTCATACGGGCGCAGACGCGTGTCCTGCGCCGCTCGTGCCGCCTTGTAACTGATCTGCCTGCCGAATTGGTCGAGTATTGCCATGATGTCCGTTGTTAAAATCGACCGAGCGACCGGCTGCTGCTAGGCACGAATCCGATGCTGAGATATTCCATGG